ATCTATCTGGTGGAGAGTTTGTGTTATTAAAATTACCTTCTGTCCATTTATAACTCCACCATCCTAGTCTAGTATAATCTAAATATTTTCTAAACGAAGCACTTTCACCAACTAAAAAAGGCTTACCTGATTTTAAAATATATTCATAAGGGCCTTGTTTACCCTTGGTAATAAATTTAGGTTTTAAAAGATTAGTTTGCAGGAATACATCTGCTTCTTCAATACGAGGATCGGTGAATTCTAACAATTCATGACTATCACCTAGTGCAGTAAATCCTTTATGTAATCCGTGGAACCCTTTCCAGGCTCCGCGTATGCTTATAATTTTGACCATTTCACGCCCGTTTTATTTGCTGTGTCTAACCATAATTTAGCATAGTCAACATCTTGACAGTTTTTAAACCAAGGGCCGCCTTCGGTAAAATGAATTGCTTTAGGTTTACCATCTTTAGGTTCTTTATACCAACCTTCTAACCAATTCCATTCATGGCTTAGAGATCCTATTTCTGAATCTTTTAGCCAACTAAATCTATGCATAAATTTTCCTGTTTCTTTATTAACCATAGCAGGTATAACCTGTGCGTTACTAGGATGTCCACAGTTCCATAATACCATTGAACTCCAGTTCTTTCTTGGATATAATGTTTGTTGCTTACCATCCATTTTAACATCTTCTTTAGGTGTGTAGTCATGATGCACACACATTACAGCATACTTGTCATCTCGTTGTGCAAATAATTTGTCTACATCTTCTAACCATAAAAAATCACAATCGCAGAACAATGCCCAGCCTTCGTAGTTCATTAGGTATGGAATAAGAAATCTAGTAAAAGTAAATTCTGTTGAACTTAATGTGTCAACAGGTCTTGTATAAATTTTTGTTGATCGTAGTTCGTGTTGTTTTAAATATTTTATGTTTAGAGGTTCTTCTGTTGTGTGTCGTAAACTATATTCACATACAGCACTAGCAATAGGCTCTCTACTGTCCCATCCTATAAAAACAGTATTTGTCATTTTTGTTCTCCATAGTTGGCAACTACACCAACCCTTTCAATGTCATCTTCTACACAGTTATCACCGTATTGTATTTCTACAACCTTAAGCGGCAATAAAGATTCGTTGCACAACTGATGCCATTGTTTGTTTGTAATATGCAATGATTCGAACTTACTATACTTACCTAAAAGTTCCATGTCAGTGGACACATTTAGAGTATATACAGTTGCTTCTCCTTCACTTATAAACCAATGTTCTGCACGGTGATTGTGCTTTTGCATTGATAATCTTTGCCCCGGGTCTACAACCAATTCCTTTACTTTAACAGTATTATCGACTTCAAACAGTACTCTATAATAACCCCACGGTCTTTTTGTTTTTGGATATTTGTATTCTTCCAAAATCCAACTGCTCGAATTCTTTTTATTTTCTCCACCAACTCCAAATTCAAATGTTAATCTAGGATGAAAAATTTCCATTTCTGGAATATTGTCTTTGGTTCTATCTCCACCGTTTGCAAATATTAAATGTTCATCTATGTTTAAAGTTTCTAAAATCTTTTTAATTGCATCACAGGCAGTGTTATCGCTATCATCAAAAGCAATTACTTCGTCGACCATTGCGAGATTACGTATGATTTCTGCTCGTTCTTCGAATGGCATAAAAGATTTTCCTTTTTTACGCGATAGCCATTCGTCGGAGTTGACTCCAACAATTAAGTAACTACCAAGTTCTTTGGCAGATTTAAGGTATGCTATATGTCCTGAGTGTAGTGGATCGAAGCCACCTGTTACTAGTACTGTGTTCATACTAGTATTTATATGGGTAGTTTATTCTTAATTTGTCGAATGATTATTCGATATTTTTTGTAAAGAAAGGCATGGTTGTATATTGTAAATTTATGATACCACCGTTCAACATTACTTCAATTGGCATTGCCCCTTCCTTGGCTACGAATCTTGCTAGTCTTCTTACACCCGCGGGTTTTATTGCATAAGCAACAAGATTAGGTATATAATTTTCTCTCATTTTTTCGTATTCTAAAAAAGGAAGTCGTTGTTTTGTTTCAGCATCTCTATAACTTCCATCATCCTCAATTATTAATGATGGCTTAAATGATTTGATAATGTTAATAGAATGATCGGCTTTAATGCTTAAATGAAGTGCGTGTACAAATAGTTGATCAAGATTTCCAGGCAGTTCTGTAATTTGATAACCATTATAATCAACAATTAGATAAGGTATGTTGTCTTTAACGCAATCTTGCCAACATTTCCAATGTGATAAAAATTTAGATAGTGCCATAGGATCTCTGGCATACGTGTCTTTCATATTTGGGAAATGTTTAAAATTTAAAGAATTAAAATATGCAGAAGCGGTGTTTAAATCAAAATATTCTCTTGTTTCAGGATTTAAATTCATCCTTTTGCAGACGTCAACTGCTTCTCGACTGTATTCTTTATCTTTATCTGTCGGAAGATTTTTTGGATCTAATTTTTGTAAAACAATCGTTTTCATATTACTATTTAATAATTTTGATTTTCGGAAATGTATTAAATGGAAGCATCTTCCATTCCTGCTACACGTAATTTAGTAATATTAGTTATTTGCCATTGCTTCATGTCAATGCCTTTTAAGATACCTAACCATTTATTACGCAACAGGGCAAACTCGTTGATAATTTTTTCCATATCAACTACGTCCGCTTCGCCGTCGACATACTTTTCTACATCTCGACTGCTTAATGCTCTTTGATAATTTTCTAAATACTTTTTGAAAAACTTGCTTCTAGTTCTTCGTAGTTCGATGTTAAGGTACTCAAGAACTGCTTCAATTTCCTGCAACTGTGCAAAACGTTTTTCAACTACGCCAGGTAATGACGCGGCATTCTTTTCAAGATTACCTTTGAGTCCACACTCTATTCTAGCATCTTGCATTTCGTTTTCATACCAAGTAATACAATCTGGTATGTTTGCAATGTCTTGAGTAACTCTTGAGTACCAATTAATCATCTAGTTCCACTCATCTTCGCCTTCTTGGAATTCGGACCATTCATCACCTTCGTCGTTGTACTCTTCGTCACCCGACAAAAGGCTTTCACGTTTGCCTTGTACTTCTTCAACTGCATCATGAAGATATGGATCTTCATCAGCCAAGTTATACAATACTTCTTCCTCAATTCCATTATCCTGACACCATTTAACAAATCCTAGTGCCGCGGATTCTTTGTCTTTCTTTGCAATATGCGAAGTAAACATATCCCAAAGATCAATAAGTTGTTCGTCACTCATTTCTATCATCTTCTTTTTCTTCCTCTAAAGTAGATTCTGTTTCTGTACCAGAATACTTATCTTCGATGGATGAAAAATCTTTCATAATGATTTCGAGTTTATCACCTGTCCAATCTTTACGATAATCCAAGTGTTCTTTCCCAGTTGAGTCAACAAACTTTAAGCGGTTACCTTGTTGTTTTAGCAATCCATGTTTTTCAAACATATCAACTAAACCACTGTAAGGATCCATACCTGTTTCGTACGGAATCTTTACTTGTACACCTTCAAAAGGTTTTGCGTAACGTGTTTTCATAACCTTACAAGCGGCTCTGATACCACGCACATCTGTTACCTTTTTACCGTCTTCATCTTCTTTCAGTTTCAATTTTTTCATTGCGATCACAATTGAACTTGCATAGATAAATCCTTGTCCACCTGATATCTTATCATCTGGATCAAACATATCCTGTGAAGCGTAAGTGTGGTTAGTACATACCATACCAATATTATAACTACCAAACATATTGACACAGTTACGTACAAGTGCTGTAAGTGCCTTAGGTTTTCTACCCATATCACCCTTCAAGTCACCTCTATCGAACTGATCAACATCTGTTGGAGTTAGTAACATACCCAATGAGTCAATTACAAACAATACTTTAGGACGCTCTTCTGGATCCTTATCTGCATAATCTGTTTTGTATTCACTCATAAAGTTTGATACAGTTTTTGCTACGTCATCAATCATACTCATCGATAAACGTAATAGTTTGTCTTCGCTAGTGTCAACACCAAGTGCCTGCAACCACTTTTCATCAAGTGCATTCTCTGAGTCAATTAGGACTACAAATATACCTTGTGCTTGTGCGGACTTTACAATGTTACCACTTGCAAAATAACTTTTACCTGCACCGGATTCGCCAGCAAACACCGTTACCTTACCTAAGGGGATTCCTTTGTGGAAATCCCCAGAGATAAGATAGTTAAGTGCGTAATTGCCAGTCGAAACCCAGTCAGTAGGATCGTTAAAGCCAATACCTAAGCCATTAATGCTTTTGGTCAGACCTTTACGAAATTTACTTACGTCGAATGGTTTCGCCATATGCTATCTCCTATGCGTTTCTTGAACGAATCATTGCCAAAATATCTTGGGCACGTTCGCTTGATGGTTTATCAGAACTTGCTGGTGCAGTTGCTTCTGCTACTGCTGGAGTCGGTTCTGCTACTGGAGCCGGAGTTGCTTCTACTACTGGAGCCGCCGCTGGTGCTGATGCACCTTTGTTTGGATCACCTGTAGATGCACTCATGCCTGGAGCACGAAAGTACTGTCCAAAACGATCTGGATCATACGCTTCGCCATCAACTGACGCTTCAAACATTTCAGTCATTACTTTAACTTCAACGTCTGTAGGTTTTTTAGGTAAAAAGTCATTTAGATTAAACAATCCAAACGAATCAACTGCCGCTTTTTCTTGATCACTCAATGCACGTTCTCTACGTGACCATTGTGATGTTGAGTAGTCAGCATATCCGCCTTTAGATGTTTTCTTAATACGGAAGTCAACACCTCTTACATAATCTGTAGGAAGTTCTTCCATCTCAGGATCCATCAAAGCACCTTTGATAATTTGGAAAATTTGTGGACCAATAATAAAACGTCTAATTGGATTCTCTGGAGTTTCGTCATCCTTAAGTGGATTCTCAGTCACGAAACCTTGGAAGATATATGATTTTTTCTTCCAATATTTACGACCTTGATCTTCTAAGGATTTATCTTTAAACCAACCTCTAACTTCTGATAGGATTGGACAAGTTTCTCCATACATTTCCATACATGGAACGTTAACTGTCACTGGACGTGAATCAGTTTGTCCTTTGATACCCGCGAATGGAAGTTTAATCATCAAACGCTCTTTCCAAAAGAAAGTTGCATCTTTGTCAGCATCTGGTAAGAATCGAAGCACTGCTTCGCTACCTTCTGCCATATTCCAATGTGGATAAATTGCTTTGTCGCCGCCGCCTGTAGACTGACCGCCTTGGCGTGTTTCTTGCTCTTTAAGTTTTGCACGTATTTCTGCTAATGTTGCCATAATAAGCCTCCTTTGTTTGCCTGTTTTGTGCCTGTTGTAGATATGAAGTAACCTAACAACATATCTATATTATAGTTACCTTCTGTTACAAAGTCAACTATAAATTCTGAAATTACTTAATTAATTTTGCCAATTTACTTTTGATGTACTCAAGATCTTCGTTTGTTCTCTTCAAAGCGTTCGCTACGCTAGGATGTTTTGATAATCCTTTTGCAATCTTTTCAATTACTTCGACTGCACCAGTATAGTTACCGCCTTTAAATCTTTTGTCATTTAATACACCAAATGCCATTTTAATTTCTTTATCACTAAAGCCTTTGTTGTCTCTGTCGTGATATTCATTAGTTTCTACTTCACTATCGTCGTCAGCAAGTTCTACCCGTTTACCTGTCAGTTTGGATACAAACTTCTCGACTAGATCCCCTATGGAATCGCCAAAACGCTTACGAGCGGAAATGACCACTCCTGTTTCGCCTCTTGGAAACGCTCCAGTTTCTTTATCATAGAATGAGCGTACAAACTCAATGATCTCTTCAGTGCTGGCTTTTTCGTCTTTAGGCTCTTTGTCATCGCCTGCTAGTTTCATAGCACCGTCTTTATCAATTGTAACATCTGTAGTATCGTCTTCCATTTTCATATCACCAAAGTTTAGTTTGTCTAGTGATTCTGGATCGTTGTTTTTAATGTAGTTGTAGATTAAAGGTCTTGCACAAGAATCAGGATCTTTTTTTGCTAACATTTTAAGTGAGTTAACAAATCCTTCATCGTTAATAATATCTTTTAAACTTTCAATTGCATTTGTGGCATCTGGTCCAACTGCAAAATGTTTGCCTACTAATTTGTTTAGCAAAGCAATTTTGGCTTTATCTATTGTTTCATCAACAACAGTATCTGCCCAATCTTCAAACTCTTCTTCTGGAGTAATAGATTTAATACTTTCTTCCTTGTTTTTGAGATAGCCTAATCTTTCAAGTTCGTCTGCAATCCAAACATCTGGATCACCATCTCTTGCTTTCATTACACCGTATGGCATTTCTCCCGAATCCATAAAATAACCAAATACTTCATCATAGAACTGATCAAATTCCATTGGACTATCGCCATTAGCGATTGCTTTTATTTCTTCTGGATATTTTGCAATAATTTTATCTAGTACAGGATCGGTACTTATTCTACCAATAGATTCTAAATTAATTTCGGAACGTTTTTGTTGAATATTATGTAACAACGGAAACATTTCTTTTAGATCATCATTAAAATTATGAAGTGTGAATGCACTTGTTAAATCATTTACAATGTTTTCATCTAAGTCTGTATTAATTTCTGGTGCAATAAAGTTTTCTGAACATTCTTTATAGTACTGTTGTGATTGTAATTTTTTAATGTGTGATCTTAAATTTTCAAGTTCAATAGATGATCCTTCAATAATATCATTTGAAGTTGAATTCATAAAATCTTTATTTTGTACATAGCGTTTGAATGCAGTAAGTTTTGCAATGTTACCTGATGTTTCAATAATGTGTCTACCAAAGTCGTCATGCGGTAATCCGCCGTTAGCAACGTGACGTGCCATTGCTCTAGCACCTGCTAAATGATTGTATGGATATTTGAATCTTTCACCTGTTTCATTTTCAATAAACAAAGATTGAATATGACGTGCTCTAGCACCCATTTGCTCTGCATTAATTTCTTTTTTATGTCTAATTATTAGTCTAGTTTTATCTAGATTTTCATAACTTGATTTTGTTGTACCATACATATTAGATTCCTGAACTTTTACGTTTTCTTTCATTGCCAAGTATTTATAGTCTCTTTTGTCTAAATTGTTCTTTGCAATGTCTCTTGCATCAAAGGACATTAAGTGCTTTTTAGCGAAAAAACGCAGTTCTTTAAGGAAACTGTACCATTCATTTTCTACCATTTCTGGTGCATTTTCGAGCATATTTTGACTATAATATACTTTTAATTCGTTAGGGTCTTTAATTGATATGCTAATAGCACCTTGGCTTTCGCCCTCTATTACATAATCAAAATCAAAGAATCTTGCTTGAGTTTCATCAGATGTTGGAGCACCTGTTTCATCGCCCATAATCACGCGGGGGAAACGTGTCCTAATTTTCTCAAACAAAGATGATGAAATATTCTCTAAACCCTTCATATAACTATTTATGCTATTAGAAAGAAACAAA